TATTAAGGCGTGCTTGAGTATTTCGAATAGCCTTGATCGCTTCTGTGCTTACTTCACCTGTTTGTGTCTCTATTCCGGAGAAAGCATCGTTTGCTAAATCTGGAATCTTGCTCAATCTTGAGAACGACTGCGCGATCTGATCTCTATTCTGCCTGCTCAGCACAGCATTTTGCACTGCGTTCGTAAACTGCTGCCCTATTCCTTCGAGCTGCCTTGTTGTGAGGACCGCAACTTCTTGAAGGTATTTTTCAGATGCCTCAGGAATCTTTAGACTAATTTGTTCAAAAGATCTTTCAAGAGCAGCTATGTCTAATCCGGCTGCGGCCTCACGGATTCCAGCACCTCTTTCTTGTGCTGCGCCACCGGGGGCGAGAGCCGGAAGCAAGGCAGAGGGATCAATACCGACATTGGCTAACAAAGTTCTTGTTCGCCTATTCATTTGAGTGATATCTTGACCTGCTTCTAAGAAAGCATCCCTGATCATTGTTAAGCGCTCAGTTGGATCTTCTGTTTCAAATAGCTGGAACGCGTCGATATTGACACCTAGCGCTTGTGATAGCGTAGCGACAGAATCTGCTGCAGTATCAAAATCATCAAACTTTGTAGCAAGTCCTGTTAACTTATCTAGTTCAACACCCAGAGACATAGCCCTTGCTGCAATCTTACCAAGCTCAGCAGTGCTTACGTTTCCAAATGTTTGGAAGTCAGCTCGCATTGCCGCAAGGTTAGCACCAAGCTGTTTTCGATCTAATCCTGTTGCATCAGCCAAAGCCTTTGCAGTTCTCTCAACCTTCATCAGCTCTCTTGGGACAGATGTCCCAAAGCCGGTGGCTCTTTTACCGAGCGCTGCAAGATCTTCAGAACTGAGATTTAAAGCATTTTTAAATGTTGCAAGCTGCCTGAGTGAAAGCTTATTTACTTCTTCGCCCATAATAAAAAGAACAGGCAAAAGACTTTTCAGAGACTCAGCAAAATCTTTTCTTACTTCCTTTGTTCCCTCTAGGCCGCCCTTAAAAAATCTAAGGGAGTTGGTATTGACATCTAAGCTTCTTCCGAGCTTATCAGCCATTGCAGCAGTTTCATCAGCAGATCTTGCGAGATCACCTATAAGAGATCGTGATGCTCCATCAACCATTCTTTTGGTTTCACCAAAGAGCGTGCCAAATTCCTCTTGAGTAGCCTGCAGCGTAGGAAGGACACCCTTGTCATACATTGCCTGAAAGGCATCTGCAAAACCTGAAGCTGCTCCTATGCCAAGAGACTTAAAAACTTCATTAAAATTAGACCCTTTAAAAGCCACTTTATCTAATTCGCTGCCTATCTTGACTAAGCCGCCTGCTAAGCCTCCGGCTATAGCAGCTTTTGCTGCAGTTTCGAGAGCGCTTGTCATGTCATTAGTAGACATCGCAGCGGAAGCAGCTGATTTTCCGTAACTCTTAGCTGCGTCACCTGCTTGCTTAATTATAGCCTTAGCAGTGTTGACCCTTTGTTGTTGGGCAGTTGATAGACCGCCAGTTCCTTCTGCTTCGATCTGAGAAACGAGATCTCTTAGTTTTCTTAATCTTTCTGTTGTGACAGCAATGGCATCAGAAGCACCTTGCCCTGATAGTTCTTCTAACTTTTCAATAAGATTATTAAGATCTGCCATGCTCTACACCAGTTTGGGGAATTTGCTTATCAGCATTTATTAAATATACAGTTACGTAAATCTTCGAATCCTAGAAGGACTTTCTGTTCTAGAGTTCCCCATCATCGCTCTAGATGTTGGATCGTTTTGGTGTGCAGCTCTGGTCTGGGCAGATTCACCTGCTTCAGCTGCCTTCTTAAATTCTTTGTTTATTCTATCAATAAACCAGTTGCGATATTGAATCGGCAACTTATATGCTTCGGTGTAAGTAAAGCCACCGTAATACATCAGAAGAAATGTTTGTTCTAGGTAGATGTCTCTATCACTAGGTTTCAGGCCAAAAAAACGATGGGCCTATCGGAAGGCCCACCTCCTCATCGTAGCCGCAATTAATGCATGTGAAGGGTGCTGACATTAGCACCGAAGGCTCATGAGCGTCAATGTACCTTCTCAGTGTGAGAGAGTCTCTAGCAGGCATGTTTCTAATAAACTGATTGATCTTACCACCTGAAGTTTCGCCATCGATAGAAACAATTACTCTCTGGAGCCTATCTGTTACCAAGCTGTCTGCAGCGAAGCCTTGCTTTCTCTTTCTCTCTGCGAGAAGTGCTTGCTCTTCCTCATCTTCACCTGTTGCAAATCTAAAGTGAACTGTCTTTCCTGACATGGGCAACTTAAATGCGAACAAGTTTGTGTTTGGCTCAACAGGCTGGAGATCGAGGGTTCTAATTGGGAGCTCAGCCAAATTATGCTCGCATTGTTGATGCGTTCCGCATGCTGGGCAATCAAGCTCAATATTATAATCAGCACCGTATCCCGTAATTCTAAGAGCGATCATGACTGCAGTGCGATCCCCGCTAAGCATGGATCTCGTATCTATTGTCTTGTCCATCAAGCAAGAGGAGAGCAAATGTGAGATAACTGTTCCTTGCTTAATAAGAGCTCTTGACGTGAGGATATCTTCCTCTCTTGCCGTCATTGCCCTGATTTCAACGGCAACTTTTCCGTGAAGTGGATGCCCTACAGGATACGCCAGGCCTTGAGAAGGCAGAGGTACCTGTTCAACAGGAATGTCAAATCCTAAATCCTGCTGCATTCTCTCAATGGAGGGCTGCATCATCTGCTCATGCATACCCCCATCAGTAAAGATATCATTTTTACGAGACATACTGGTGTCCTTTCAATTCATGTATATTGTATGTTAACGTGAGAGAGACGTTAAACGAAGACACTACTTTTTTATCTTGCTCTCAAAGAGCAATCCATGCAGTTTCTTGTATTGTCTTCTAATCTAGTATTGAAGGACGCAGTTGTCAAATCTCAGGGTCATCTGAATATCTGCAGGAGCTTCAGAGTTGTAATCCAAGTCTGTACCAAAGTTAGCATTTGTAATAAATGCGCCCTTGATGTCCCAGAGCTCAACAACTGTACCTACTGGATCCAACATCTTGATCTGGCAATCACGCTTGTAAAAATCAGCGTAGCCTGCTCGACCTGATACAGACTCAAAGTGAGTTCTCACCCACTCCATAACCTGCTGTGCGCCGGAAGGGGCGATAGGATCATAGAGAGAAACAGTCATTGTCTGGAACGTAGTTCTTCCTGTGACGTAGCGTGTGTGGTTAATGAACTGGATTGCTTGGTCGTTTGTTTGGATCTGTGGGCGGGCTGCGGTCTTCATTAAGAATGCATCAATGCCTTCTATGGCAAAAACCCATCGAAACTTGCGTTTCGGTTCAAACTTATTTGGAAGCATCTCTGCGACTGATAGTGTTTCTGCCATTACAAGCTCCTAACATCTCTCTCATTATAAATATACATCACACCAAAAAATATTCTCATGTGAATTAAATTCCTTCTACACCCGCATTTGTGACGACGAAGTCGAGAGAGATGAATTCGGCGGTTCGGGTTGGCTGGATAAAGATTTTACCTCTTACGATGTTGTTTTCAACATCAGCTTGAGATGTCGTAGAGGCATCGATAATAACCTTGAATCTATCAATACCTGCGTTCTGCTGTACATTCTGCAAGATTGGTCGAACTCGAGCACTAAGCCTTGCGAGTGTTGCTTCTCTATTTGGCTCGAACAAGATCTGATTTGCTGCTTGACGCACCGAGCGCCTAATGTCGATGAGAAGTCTTCTTACGTTCACTCTATCAAGTGCGGATGCAGCTTGTTGCAGAGTTCTTTGACCGAAGACCACCGGACCAGAATTCGGGAATGTCTGGATTGGGTTGATCTTAGCATTGTTCAGATCTTGAACGTTTTCTTCATTCAGCTTGGTCTTGACTTCGGATACGCCGGCAAGTGCGCCTCTGCTAAATCCTGCAGGTGCGAACCACGGGAACGCGACCCTATCATTTGCAGAGAATGCCCCAAGAACAGCCACAGATGGCGGAACAACAACAGAAGTTGTCTGGGTTCTAAGGACCTTGGTTTGTGTATCCAATGATTTCTGGTCAACTTCCATTGTAACATCTGGGAAGTAAGCTGCTGCAAAGGATGAGTCAAGATTTCTACCGTTAAAGGCTGTGACTGTATTAGCAACGCTAATCTTATCTTTCTGGATTGAGGACGTAACGACAGTATTGACGTTATCTCTCTCTTCGATATCCATAAGGTAGAGAGCATCAAATCTGTCTTCAACCTTCAAGATTGCTTGATCAGTAATCACCTCTTGTCTAATACCTGGGATTGCAAGAAGCTGAATGTCTACATCAGACTTGTCAGCCATCACATCAAGTGCCTTGAAGTAAGCAGCTACAGTTGGACCATTTCTTTGTCCTCGATTTGAGTCATCCATCTCTCCCTTAGCTGCATCTTCTGTGAGATTTGCAGAGCTAGAATCGAAGATGTTTACGCCATCGAATCCACCCTGAATTGGGAAAGAGAACTTAGAAACGTTAGAAACCTTTTGATCACCAGTATCATCAACAGACCATGCTCGTGTCTTATCTGCTTCATTTGGAACGATGCTTCCTTGTCTAACATATCTCCACTCCTTGAGGCCTGTACTTGATGCATCTGCTTTATCGCCAGAACCTGTGAGAATCTGGACGTTCTCAAGAGTAAAGATGTTGTTATTGAATCTATCTGCGTCAAACACAATCCCTGCAGAATCTGGCTGACCTGCATTAGAACCTGTGATCACGTTCATATTAGCGCTGTTTAAGCCGTAAAAGTTCGGGAAGAACTTGGTGTGACTTAAAATTGTAGGCTCAGCTTGAGAATCCTCATTTGGCTTAGAAGTCGAAGACTTTCTCTGGAATTGAACGCCCCAGTAAAGGGAAGCCTTTGACTTAGCAGTTGCAGTTCCAGACGCCAACAATAGTGTCTCTCTAAATGGTACTGGAGGCTCAACCGTTGCCTTCAGTAGCTCAGATGTGTGTGTTTGAAGATCATTGTCTGGAACTGCTGTAAGTGGTGCAGAACCAGAAGTGATCAAGTGATCGAGACCTCTAAATCCTACTGGGAGGGCTGTTGCATCAATATCGCCATTTTCAACGTCAGAGTCAATCTCAACTCTAATCAAATTAGATCTGCTTGCGTACTTTCCTTCAACAACAACTTTTTGAAATCCTGTTTGCTGTTCAAAGTCGTAGAAGACATTTCTATCGCCAATGATTCTTCCGATGTATCTATCAGCACCTGGATCAAGAGACAGCCCACGGAAAGCCTCAAGAGGAATCTGCTTACTAGGCTCGTCTTGATCGAATAGATCTCTGACTACAAGATCGAATGTTCCGTAATCATTATTAGGATCAGAAGACTTTCTCACATTCTCAATTGAGATCTTAAACTTGGTATTCGCACCGGTAGGATCAGATGCTTTGGACTTGATAACTCCATCACCTTTTGCGTGAACCTTGAATAGATTCTTAGCAGAACCACCAAATTTCTGTGAGATTACAAATGGCGATCTGGAATGATCAAACCTTGTTGTAAATCCTTCATAGTTTGGAGCATCTCCTGACACTGTGTTTCTATTTAGAGCACCTGTTGTCAAGAAGACGCAGTCAGAAGAACCAATATATTGCTCATCTCTTTGCGCTTTCTTGTTTACGATATCTGGGCCTACTTGTGTAAGGCCAGATCCGGTAACGACAGCATATTGAGAGTAAACGTCATAGTGTGTGTAGAGGTAGTGTCCTCTCTCTTCAATTTTGGCTGGGTCTGTATTGAAAACAGTTGCGAAATATTCCTTTTCTTGCTCAGGATCGAGGGATGCTGTAATTACGTTAAGATCAGCATCTTTAAGACCTTTTACGAACATTGTAAAGTGAGGTGCGCCATTTTCAAAGTTAACTGTGCCCGTGATGAAGCCTACGTTTGCTGAGGAATCATCAGAGGAAGCAAGAGTATTGGATACGCCGTTAGAGGAAGAAAGCGTCAGGGCTGTTCCTGAAGCGGCAAACAACACGCCTCTAAGAATTGGATGACCTCTCTCTTCACCGAGAGTTTGAAGTCCTGCATCTGAGAATATTGTCGATGTAGATGACTGGGACATGTACGCACCCAAGAAGTATACACGACCTGCACCTAAACCACCAGCGTTTGCAAATGGGTTATCACCTAAAAAGCCATCAGCTTGAGGCAATTGATTCCCTGCAACAAAACCACCATTTGTGACGGTATCATCACTGTTTCTCTGTTTACCATCACCTGCACCAAGAACTCTAACGTATGTTAATGCATTAGCATTTCTCAGCCACTGTTGGGCTGCAACAGGTCCGAACAAGGACTTATCTTTAACTTTATCAATAACCCCAAAGATTGCTTCAAAATCCTGGAAGTTAGATATAGTAACTGGAACGAATGCGGGTCCTTGTTGAGCAGTCCCGATCACACCTGCTGGAATACCATCGATTCCCTGAGGTGTAGGTTGGGAGATGTCAATTTCTCTTGCGCGGACGCCTGGGATGTTTTCAGCCATTCTCAAAACTCCAATATCATTTCATAAATATCTATTCTTCGAAACTCACACCAGCATTTGTGATGATAAAGTCAAGCGATACAAATTCGATAGCTCTAGTAGGTACAAGAACGATTCTACCATTCAGTCTGTTTGACTCAATATCAGCCTGAGAATTGTTAGTGTTGTCCATGATCACTTTAAACTTCTCAATGCCGCTTTGAGCTTGTACTGTTGCTAGCAAAGGTGTTACTTGAGCAACGAATTTCTTTCTTAATGCAGGTGTGTTCTGCTCGAAGACAAAGTTGTTTGCAACAGCAACGACCTGGCGCTTGACTTCAAGCAACATTCTTCTAACGTTAACTCGATCAAGTGCCGACCTGGCTTGTTGCAGTGTTTTCTGCCCAAAGATCACGTATCCAGGTGTTCCGCCCGGTCCGATTCTTGGGAAGGTTGCAATTGGATTAATTCTTGCATCATACAAGGAATCCTTATCTGCTGAGTTTAGTTTCGCCTTAACTGCCTGAACGTTGGAAAGAGATCCACGATCAAATCCAGCTGGAGCAAACCACGGATAGCGCGTCTTATCTGTGACAGCAAGTGCACCAATCGCAGCAACAGAGGAAGGAACATCAACAATTTTATTGTTGGTGTCATCAGTGATCGAAACATCTGGGAAGTAAGAAGCTGCCGAACTGTTATCTACACCGCGCGCTTCAAACTTGGCGACAGTAGCTTGAACTTCAGGACGAACAGAAGAGTCATCGTACAGCCTGTTTCGATCCTTGTCGTAACTTGGTATATCCATCAAGTAGAGAGACATTCCATACTCGGTGTTCTTATCAAGAACAAAGTCTGTAACAAATGGTTCTCTAATTCCTGGAACTGCAAGAATATTAATATTAGTTGTGTAGGGATCAAGGATTGTTAATGCAGCAGCTCTGTAGGAGTTAATACCATTGTTATCAAGACCAGATCCTGCAGCGTTAACAGCCAATCCTGGTGAAGTAAACGTTGTAGATGCTCCACCCCCTGCATCGATTGAAACTGACTTGTCGTTCATTCTTGCAGCATTTCTATCAAGAATGTTCAAGCCATCAAATCCACCGTGGAATACCGTGGTGAACTTCATGTAGTCAGCAAACTTGTTGAATGTAACAGAAGAAGTTTGCGCTGCGAGCGTACCAAACGTAATTCTATTTCCTCTTGTGCCATCTGTTGCAACATAAGAGACATTATCAAGTTTTGCATCTCTAAGATATGCTGCTTCTCTCATGTAAGGACCAACTGCACCTGTAATTTCTGTATCGCTGTAGAAGCCTGTTGCAGAAAGTCCTGCCTGAGTGGAAAGAGCAACTCGTGCGAGTGTAAACTTATTGTTATTAAGATCGTTTTGACCTGAACCTGTCATTAAGTTGTCCATCAAGGAGATACCAGAGAATTTCAGCATATCTTTAAGGCCTTGATTTACACCTCCATTTAGGTTAGAATTCAAAACTGCATTTGCTGTTCTTCCCGTGGCATTTGGATGAAGCTCGGAGTCAGGAGCAAGAAGCGTTGTTTTAACGCCCCAGTAAATGCTAGGATCTTCGTCCTCAAGTGCTCCAGGCTCACCTGCGAATGTGGGAGAAGTAGAAACTGCACCCTTAGTAACCTTAAACACGTAAGGAACAGGTGGGATAATCGATCCTGATATATTTGCTGCTAATCCACTTGCGGCACCCTTAAGACCTTTAGCATGAAGCCTTGGTGTCGCTCCAGGGAGATCAGTTAGCGCATCATTTGTCTTCAGAACAGGCAAACCCTTAAATCCGAAAGGCAAAGCAGTCTTAGGAACTTCTCCGCTTTGAAGCTCAGCGCTTAAAACGACTCTAATAAGGTTTGACTTATTTGAGTAAGATCCCAAAGAAACCAATTTTCTTTCAGACTCATCAGCTGCATCAAAGTTATATTTAAGCCTTCTATCACCGATCATTGCTCCGATAAAAGATTCGGAGTCTGGATTCAGATTACAATTTGGAAATTGCTCAATGATCTCAGGAGAAGAATCAGAATCATCATATGCACGTACGAAAACCGTAAAAGTTCCGTATGGATTAAGTGGGTCTGTTGATCCCTTAATGTTTGCAATAGAAACTTTGTACTTGTCGTTTGAAAATGCTCCATCATCTAGAGATTCGAAGTGAAACAGATCAAACTCTTTTTTACCGTAAGGCTGAGAGATTATCTCGGTTGTGCTAGGAGTTGTGAATCTCGTATCAAGCCTACCATAAGAAGCTAAGAATGCATCTCCGGCAGGATTGTTAACAGACGAGTTACCAGACCCTGAAAGCATTGCTACACCAATACCGCTGTTTGTTACTGCAGCAATAGATGCTTCTACGTCATAAGCAGCATAAAGCAAGTGCTGCTCTTCTTCGAACTTATCAGGATTGGTGTTAAGAATGTTTCTAATGTAGTTCTTATCTCTTGGATCAAGAGAAGCTGTGAAGATTTTAACACCTGCTTCGCCATCAGTAGTTCCAAAAGAATCGTTTGATGAAGAAATGTAAATCTTAAACTTATCTTTCATCAGGCCGGATGTTTCCAGCACACCGGTATTGTCTGCAGCGGCAATATCGTCACCAAATTGCGCGCCATTCAAGACCCCAACAGCTGACGTGTTTGTTGTAAAAATTACGCCTCGAACAAGATTTACAAATCCATCTGCCCCACCGCCAGGATAAGAATCATTGTCGGTGAATATTCTAGGAGAATATGTCTCAGATGCAGAAACATAATGTCGAGCTGCGATCATCTGAACTGCACCCTTGACTTGGCGGGGATCAGATGTGTCAGGTGCAAGTACAAAACCAGCATTTCTTACAGAGCCTTGAGATTCTGTCGTAGAGATATCTGCGTCAGATGCGTTAGCACCTCCACCGAGAACTCTTACATAAGTTGCGGAGCTTGCCTGGTCTAAGAATGCCTTTACAGCGTATGGTCCAAATTTTTTAGAGTCAAGATTACCAAACTTTGTTTCAAAATCTGCCATGCTACCAACGGTAACAGGGACAAATGCAGGACCCCTCTCTGCGGTTCCAACAATACCTGCGGGGGTGCCAAGAGGACCTTGGGTTCTTTGAGTGAGATCTACCTCGTTCTCAAATACGCCCGGAGATCTAAAAGTCTTTTCTGCCATGTGATTAATCTCCTACAGTAGTCACTATAGTAACGTAATAATTATGAGGAGAAAAGCCAAAAGTCTTTATATGTCATCAATCTTGTTAATTATTCTCGAACTGACAACTGTTTCACCTTGACGTTGATTTCTTGTCAAAACTTTTAAATACTCAATTTCATCTTTTCCGGAAAACGGATTTCGTATTTTATTGACTGCTTTTAGATATTGAATTCTTCTATCCTCTATCTCATTTCCAGCTGTATTTATTTGCTCGATATCATTTAAAATAAACTTATCGATATCACCTGTTGGGTCAGGAAGCTGGTTAGGATGCTCAACAATAGGGGCATTGGCGGTGAATATTTCAAAGGAAACATCAGGCGCAGAAACATATCTTCTAATTGGATTCATTTGTCCAGGATTTTGAGTTCCGACTATGTAAGCGGGAACAGACATGTTAAATGTGTACCTGACTAGACGCTCATCTTGAGAGAAATTATCAAAGTTATCAGCGTTAGTCACAGTATTTGCTGCGTAAGCAACAAACCAGTAGCCTTTGTCGGTCTCGATCTTAAATTGATTCCTGTTCCCTGTGTATGAACTAACGAACTTTTCTATAAGTTGGTTCATATGTGACATGTATTGCGTCCAGAATGTAACCTCGTAATTCACAGTTATAAAATGTGGGAAGGGTATCGTGAGTATCTCGAATATGTTGTCTCCTAAGTTAGGAGCGAGTAGTTTTCCTGTTTGAACATTGACTGTCTCTTGGGTTCGAGGCCTTCTTGAATTTACAGTCCCTGGCTGTGCTCCTTCAGGATTATCAGCACTATTATTATGAGAATTGTCTGCCACATTATCTTGATTTTTTAAGTTTGGCTTGTTTATTAAGTTCTGATATTGTGGGTCCTTGTCACTAAGTTTTCTTTTGATTACTAGGTCACCAACGTCTGCCAGCCTTTCAGTTGCAGGAGACTGGTCGATGGATGAGCGCCTTATAGCAACCACTGGAAGAATAAGTGCACCAGCTTGATCTCTCAAAGGTTTTCTTCTCTTGACGATGGCAAATCTCTCACCCGTTGCGAAAACTACAGGTACAGTCAGAGTCTTACTCTTGTTCTCAATATTGAAATTTAACTGCTGGTCAAAAAGATCAAAGAAAGCCTTGTCAATATCTTCAAGTCCGCAAGAAGGCAAGTGAAAATCACTAGGAATGTTATTTCCCTCAAGACCTGACGGGATAAAATCATTTGCACCGTGTGGTTTTTTTAAGCTATCTCTAGTAGACATTTTGATCACTCATCATCGTAAAAAGAAGATCCAGCTTCTGAATTGGAACCTTTAGGTGACACTTCTTGAGGACCAGAAAGAGGTGTATCAAGAACATCACGCTTTTGAAGATCTCTAATGTCTCCGGTGACACCTTCTTTGTTAGATTCAAATCCTCTTTGCTGTACAAAAGTTTCCTGTACTGCATCTTCATCAGAGTATTTTTCATCAGTAGGTCCAATAACGTGTGTAACAAACTGTTCTTTTCTTGCCTGTTTACCAATAAGCCTAAATCCGTCACCGTATTCGATCTGACCGAACAGCTCTTTAATTTTTGTTGCAGAAGTAATCTCAAAGAAGACATCACCATAGGAAAAGAAGTCACCCACATCAATCTCAATGCCTTTATCGACAAGATCTCGATATTGAATATATGCTTCGATATTTTGTGTCTCATCAACACCAAACTTACCGATGTTATAAGAGGGTTCTTTGTAATTTACAAAACAGTTTATCTCAACGGGGTTTTCAAAGATTTTTTCAGGAGCTTCATCATAAAGCGTATTAATCTTTGTCTTGGTAAGAGAAATAGAGTAGTAGTAGATCTTTTGGCCCACTACATCTTTTATCAATTCTTTTGTGAGATCATTGACTAAATCAATCTCTCTAGGTGTGATAAATAATCTACCCAATTTTTACCCTACCCCATTGTAATAGCGCGACCATTTGGAATCGGCACTGTCTTAAGTTGTCTCTGAATGTTTTCAGCTTTGGTTGCGTTCATTTCGATAATCTTGTCATATGTAAGAGACTCAAGCATTTCACGAAGTTTTCCGTTTAACTCCCTCTTATCATCACGACCTTGCGTAACCAATGTAGATCCATCAAGCTGGACGGTGTTATTTGGAATTGGCATCGTAGAAAATTTAGATCTAACGTGCCCAAGAAGCTCTGTTGCCAATGCAAGTGTATACTGTCTTACCCATTGTCGACCAATGCTATTCACTCGAGAATATTCAAGATCACCAAACGGTACATTTGAAAGGTTAGAAACCCCGTATATAGTATCATCTCCAAAAGGAGGATCAAGTGGATCAGGAGCAAATCCTACTCTGACCCAAAGATTTCTATTTGTTTGATCTCCCGTTGGCATTGGAAATATTCTAATTTTTGTACCTATTACTTTGTAGTAATAATTTGATCTACGTACTCGGTGAGAAACGTTCATCTGTCCTGCTCTTAAGATATCTTCAAAAACAGGCAACACATAAAAGATAGTTTCAGGAGTGAAAGATTCAAAACTAAACTCATTGTTGAGATAGTTGATAGCTGATGTTGTATCAAAAAATCGATACGCAGCCTGTGGATTGAAGTGAAACACTTCTTGAATTTTCATTCTCGTATTATTTTTATTTAAAGAAGAGGAGAATAATAAATCACCACCTTCATCCTTGAGTTCATCATAGAGATCGTAATCTTGTCTACCTGCCTCAAGGGTAATAGATCCAGATATTGAATTATAGTTTCCTCCAATTGATGCTTCAAAAGCATAGGGCTCAGCTTGCCTTACCAAAAACTCAAGTGTATCTCTTGGGTATTTTTGCTCAGAACCAGAAAGAGAACCTGTAGGAGTTCCTAAAAATGTAGAAAGCTGCGATCTTGCTTGGTACTCATTGACAATTTGGCCGTACTGAAAGAATGCTTCTTCAAAACACGCCCAGACTTGCTTTTTTGTTAGCTCGACAGAGAGAATATCATCGCCGAGTTTTCTTTTAACAAAAGTGACCATACTGTCAGCATCTGTTTGAAAATCTACATCAGTGTCAAAAGCACCAAAAGGTGTTGGGTTTAATGTGTTTGCAAAAGTTGCCACGCATCTCTCCTTAAATACCCAGTTGGACATAACTAAGTATCGACTTGAAGAAGATACATCAATCAAACTTCAAATCTTCAGTCTAAATTCGAGCAAAAAAAAGGGCCGCCCGAATGGGCGGCCCTTCTAGGAATCAAATCCTATTGGAAACTAGTTTCCGATTAGATCACATTGAGATCCAAGCAGGTAACTGTTCCGTAGAAGTCAGCGCGAACCATCTTCTTACCGTAGCGAGTCATCACGCCCTTGCGAGGTGTGAAGTCTTCTGGTGCGAAAATGGTAGGTGTGACGATCAGCGGTACGTATGGAGCGTATACGTATCCGGTCTCAAGGTAAGATCCGCCCTTGTAACCAACGAGAACCTTGTTACGTGGGAAGTAAGGATCTTTGTAGACCGTGAAGCGGTTGCTCAATGTACCAACCTTCTCTGCACCCAGTGTGAATGGGCTGGAGACTTGACCTTCCCCGTCCAAGCTGTAGGATGGACGGTAGAGGACGGAAGCTTCAAGGATGGTTGCCATATCAGGGGAAACCACGATGAAGTTTGCAGATCCACGCAGAGTCTTACGGTGAATGGTGTTTGCAACGTCGATGATTGTCTCAACGAGTGTTTCGTACCATTCGCGAACTGTACCTGTGAAGCGTGGGCCAGCTGCCAGCGCGGAAGAAAGCTCAACTTCTGAACCTGTTTCCTTGTTGACGAACTTACCTGGTGCACGGGACCAGAAGAGGTTTGCACCACGTGCTTCGGTGAGGAGGTCGTTAAGAATCTCGCGATCGATTTCCAGAGCAACTTGCTCGGAGAGGATCTGTGTGAGCTCAACTTCTGCATCCAGCGAGTGGTATGCGTTGAGATCTTGTGCGAGTTCTGGGGACCAGCGAGCGCGCAGCTTACGAGTTGCTGCTGTAACTGCGATGGACTCAACCTTGATGTCAATCTCAGGAATGACTGGGGAAGGTGTTGCACCGAAGTCAGACTCGAAGGAAGGAATGGTGAGGGTGGAACCGACACCGTCTTCGACGTTCAGAGAGTCAGCAATTGCGAAAGATGCTGTAAGGTTTGTTGAGCCACCAGTCTGGACGCCAACGTGTGTACCAGAAACAACTGCAAGAAGAACAGAGTTAGCGGTGTCACGTGTGACTAGAGGATTAGCTGTAAAAGCGCCACCTGTAAATGTACCAAGCTGGTTCAAACGACGAATGTTAAGAACATTCTGTCCACCTTGGAAATCTTCACCTGGGACAGCCATGCCAACTGTATTTTGAGCTGCAAACAAGGAAATATCCTTGACATTTGTCAGATCAACAGTGTCAGCAAATTCATTCAAGTCAATCATAAGAAGCTGGAACTGACCGCTTCCATCAATTGCAAGACCTGAAGCTGCATCTTCTTCGATCAGGGTTGTAACCTGTGGGTCGAACTGGAGCAGACGACCGTCTGTACCAGTTGCAAAGCAAACTGCGCCATCAATGAGGCTTGTTGTGCCTTGGAACGCACCAGAAGCAACGAGAGAGTTGATCAGAGAGGAGCTGTGCACCTTGGAGTAGGTTGCGCCTGCGAGATCGTACTGACCGCCTGTTGCCAAAGAACCGGAGCGGACGCCCTTGCCTGTTGGGTTGTTGTAGATAGAATCACCACGGCTGTATGTTTCTTGGTTGTTGGTACCTGCGTCGCCTGTGGTCAGGGATGCGTCACCACCAACGTTGGAGCCGTAGGTGTAATCAAGGTAGAAGAGCAGTCCGGAAGGAAGGCTCATTGGCTGGATGGAAACCAGCTCGTTTGCAACCAAACCACCGAAGACACGGCGGACGATTGGGAATGCGATGTTAGAGAAACCGCGAAGGTCACCAGAGGATGCGAGACCGCCGCCACCTGTAGAGATGGAGGACTGCTCACGAAGAAGTTCTGCTGCCTGGTTCTCAAGAAGGCGACCCATGTTTTCACGAGCAACACCATCAAGACCACGCAGAAGACCTGTGCGACCCCACTTCTCTGTCAGGCGAGCGTTTTCTTCACCCAAGTGACGAGAGCGGATTCCCTCAGTCAAAGACTCAAGAGAAAACTTATTCATTTTAAATCTCCTTAAAAGATTTATGTTAGTGTTAAAAAATTTATTAAAAGAAATAAAGTACTACTTGTTAATTCCTGCCAGCGTTGCCCAACGTGAAGCCTCAGTGGATTCATTCAGGGAAGCACCTGCGGTACGCGTTGCACGACTTGCAGAACCAACGATGCGTTGCTTGGATTCAGTAACTGTTTCCTTAGAACGCTTGTTAAAAGACTCAGTAAGAGTCTTGAAAAGCAGCTTCACTTCTCTCAAGCTTCTCGCCTCATCGAGTGATTCGATGGCACGTGCGCGTTGTGCCTGAGTCAGATCACTATTCATAAGCAGCTTATTAGTGTAGAGTAGTTTTGCGTTAAAGAGGTTCATCTCTCCGAGCTGGCCCTTAAGCTCATCAATTGCCTCTTCATATGCTTCGAGTTTTTCATTAAGTTGGTCATTTTGCTCTTCGGCGACCACTTCTTGGGCTTCTTCATTTTCATTAATTGTTTCTTCCTCAACTTCTTCAGCTTCTTCAGCTTCGTTAAGGGAGCGAATTTTTGCAAGTTCATCACGGAGCATGGACTCAGATATCTCGATGACTGTGTCGTCGGTAAGTTCAACTTCTTCGGACTCATTCAGATCTTCTGCATCTTCTTCAGATGCTTCTGTCATCTCAGCAACCATCTCAGCGAGGGCTGCCTCAAGGTCATCACCGTCAACTTCAAGAACGATATCTTCTTCGGCAACCATTTCTTCTGCCTCTTCTTCGTCCTCAACAGCGTCAAGCTCATCGTCAACTGCAAGCTCTTCAGCTTCTTCGCCTTCGACTTCTTCGCCTTCAGCTTCTTCGTCTTCTTCAGCGTCAACGACAGTTGCAACAACTTCAGAGGCATCAACTTCTACGTCATCCCCCAAGTCAAGTTCAATGGTAATTCTTTCCTCAGAAAGAAGGTCGCGTAGAGATCTCTTCATTGTTCCAAGCTCCTTTTTGTTATTTTCTACGGTCTCTAAAAGATTAGTAAAGGTTTGTGAAAGCATGCTGTTATCATTTGCACGCTCGTCTAAATTTTCAAGTAGTGTTCGAATTGCTGTGTCTGCAATTCCAACGAGTGTTATGTAGTTATTAAGATCCGCTTCGTTTAATTCAGCTGGATTCTTTTCTGTGATCTCTGAGAATACTTCCTGCAGAGCCTCAACACGAACTGTAGCCTTATGAGCGACTTGAATCTGAGCATTTGCTTCGTTCAGGTTTTCCCAAAGAACATTGTACTTGTCAGCAAATTCATTTTCAACATCTTCTGCTAACACAAGCTTTTGCTCAGTGAGTTCAGCGACTTTAGCTTCGAAAGCTTCAAGCACTTCCTCGTTTACACCAGCAGAAACTTGAACGGTAAGTTCCGCAACAGTTTCTTCAAGTCTACGAGCTGAAAGTTCGATTTTCTCATCAGTGACCCCGCCCAGCATTTTCTGCAACTCTTGAGCTGCCTCTACTGTGAGATCAAGTTCCTGGTCATGCTCGTCAGACTCAAAAATATCTGCCTCATCATTCAAATCAGAAAAGTCCCCGAGGATCTGTTTTTCGATCATTTCTCGAATCTTTGGGGCTATCGACTCTATAATTGAATTCTTGGCATTTTGCTCCGCGATTTCGCGAAGTTTCTTGGCATCTGCAAGCGCATCTTTAAAAAGGCTATTAGACATAATAATCACCCATCTACACTGTTAAATATTTGTGGAAATAAAAAAAATCAAAAATTAATACCTATTCTGGTTTCTCTTAAGTCTTTTTAAGGCCTTAAGATGCTTCTCTCTTTTCTTCTCGGACTTAGATTTGAACCGCTCCATGTAAGCATTTCTTATCTCATCATGAAGCCCTGATCTTTTCACTTGACGCTTAAATCTCATGGCTAAAGCTTCACCTGTCTCACCTTCTTTGGCCCATACTTCGAGACAAGTTCCAGACTGGGGTCCAAGCTTTTCTCTGCGATTAAATTTGTTGCGATAATTATTCCTCATCATTTTTTTCCTTGTCACCATTCTCTTCTTCGTCTTGAAGAAGCAAATCTTTTAGCCTGTATATTCTTTTTTTGGTTTTAACTGCCATCGCATTCTTTGGAGAACCAATATTCATTCCGATAGTTTTACCTGTACGGGTCTTGTATATTCCAGCACCATTTCCCATCGCGTAAAATTGGGATATACCTCCTAAAGAATCATGTATCTCTAGCAAGGAGTCGGCATTCTGGATTGAGAATTTAACCTCACCGATCAAATCTATTCTCGATGCGCCGTTGACAAAAGCTCCTCTATCTGTGTAAAAAGGTCCAGCAGGATTATTACTAACATAATTCCTGTTTAGCTTTGCGTTAAATTTTCTTAAAGTTTCTGGTTCACCAATTGCATCCTGGGGCTCTACGTCCTCAACAGGATCATTGTATGGAAAAAATGAATTTTTAGTATAGTTGCGGCCGACGCCTGACGTGTCTTTGACAGAATTTGAATAGCCGGATCCGGCGCGAGAATCTGGTCGAATACCGTTAATGTACTCAACAAGATTTTTCATTTACTTACTCGCCGCCTCGAGGAATTCTTGTCCCAAGACCAAAAGATCCAAGCGTTAAGCGTCCTCTTCGAGATGTTTGCTCAGAGGTTTTGACAGGATTTTCGAGGCCGTTACCTGCAAAAGCGCCGCCTGCACCCTTGAAAGGCTTGACTAGATCTTCTTGAATTCCGTCTTCATTTGGCGATGCAACGTTTGGTGCATAAGGTGAAACAACTTCATTTCCATCATTGTCTTCTTCTACTGCGGCAACGTCTGGAGCGTCTACAAAGTCTCTATTGTATGAAGAAAATCCATACCCGTTTGTTACTTCACCTTTAAGAACTAGATCGTCAAATTGCTTCTTAACAGCATCATCTGATCCTGCGTACGGCTGACCCTCAATTGTAGGTGAATTCTTAAAAGCTTTTTGAAGTGATTCAACATTTCTATTACCTGGCAATCCTGGATTTTCAGGTGGTTCAACTTGAACAATATTACCCATAGGTACTTCAGCCATGTCTGCTCTCCTTGTGCAGTTGTCTACAAATACATATCAAGAATTGAAACAATTAATCTATTTTGCAGCGGGAGAGGCGTCTGAGAAAGCTAAAGTTGCCCAATTTGAATTTCCCTTAAACAAATCTTCGGGATTTGCTTGACTGACTATTTGAGCTGCACGATCAGCACCTGCTGGCGCGGCGGGCATTTTAGATGCAGCAACTTGCTCTTGAAGTGTCGTTCTAGCAGTATCAGCAAATATTGATTGCATAATAGGGTCTTCAGTCAATCCTTGCGATGCAGCCTTTGCTGTTTGTTCAAATGTAATGTTGTCAGCTGCCCGCTTTCTTGAGAGAAATTCTCTCTCAGGTGCAACACTTTTCTTGGTGCGCTTTTTCGACTCAGTAAGCGTTTCAGAGCTAATGCCTTCTGCCAAGATTTCAATCAAGCACTCTTTAACCAAATGCTTAAGCGCTTTTTTGGTTAGCTTTGCCATTTTATCCTACTCCTATATACCCAGATGATCCTGTTAGAGTTGGGAACATTGTATTTTTAATCGGGGTGATTCCTGCAATAAGTGAGAAGTCGGTAGGGTTAGCTGGCACTGCCTCAACAAAGTAGATCTCTTTGACACGAAGTTCTAAGCGACCAGTTGTAGTGCCGGGTCCAACGAGAAAAGAATTATTATGATCAGCAACTTGTTCATGAGCTGACCCTGACACGGATGCTCCTGATCCTGTTACACCGTTTAGTGTAAATCCCATTTTCATAGGACTGAGACCCGTGTTTGATACAATAATAAATCTTGTTACGTTTGGGAACTCAATCTTTATTGCTTCACCGGCAACCTCTTGGGGACCTGACGACGTCACGTACGGAATCGCAGACATTTGATAAGATGGAACGTCGCCGGGGCCCATAAAAGGATTTCCTAAAGACATTTTCTACTCCTCGTTCTTCCATTGAAGGATATCGTTAAGCACACGATCAACTCTAACATCTTTTCCTAAGTATTGATTTAGTTGTTCGATCTCTTGCTGTGTTAGATCTCTAGCTTCTTTCATTACGAAAGCGCCAGGGGTGGAAGGCTCAGAAACGATATCCCAGCAAATCAATTGAAAATCGGGTTGCACAGTTACGTGATCACCTGTTTTCTGTGTTGACCCTACTCCGCGGGAAGAAATTCCAATCTTAATTCCGCTTTCGACTAAGCTTTGCAAAATCTTTCCGTTAGGAGTCTCAAGAACTTCAATTGTACCGTAAACAACTCCATCATCCATATGTGCTGATCTGACAACGTGCGAAACATTCTTCAATTCAACAACAGATGAATCAGGATGATCTAGTTCTCCAAGCGCTCTACCCTCAGTGATAAACTTTTGATAATTTCGAACTTCTCTTTCAAGAACATCTTCGGGATATACTCGACCATTTTGATTAAGTGTTCCGGCTTTCTGAAGAATTCCTGACATGATGAGTCTGCCATTATTTTTCTCACGAGATTCAGCAAGCTGCTCTCTGGAATATTCGAAATTTACGTATTCAGTTAAAAGCTTCATTTATTTTCCTCGATCTCTTGTACTATTTGTGTCATTTGTAAAAATCTTGTCAGAGTTTCATCATCTAAGTTATCAGATTTTTGACTTGAGATAAGCTCCATCACTTCTTGAATCTTTTGAGCTTCACTCTCTTCTTTGCCTTCAAGATACTCATTTAGTTTATCAAGGGCTTTTTCTTTGATTGACTCAGCAAACAGACGAGCTGCTTCTTTATTCTCTGCGAAGATGTATGTTTTAATAAGTGTAATTTGATCAGGTGTCATTTTGGATCCATACTTTCTGTTAAGTTTTTCAGCCATCACCTTCACAACTAGCGGATCGATCTGTTCATCATACTCGTTTTCAATATCATTTGTCTCAGGAGTCCTTGATAGATTCTCAATAATCTGTGCTTCATAGTTGATAACCGTAGAGATATCAAGATCAAGCTCATTTCTCCAGTAACTTAATATTGTTCCTGCAGTAGCGTAATCTCTGTAGTTTGGCACTGATTCAGCATAAACAGAGTTTGATCCCAGTTTATGATTGATTTCTCTAATCAGTGTAGACTTTTCTTTATTAAGATTTTCTGCGTCAAATTTATTTGCAGCAGCTCTTGCTTCGTGTATGACAGTATGTGCAAGATTCTCATTGCCCACTGGAACGTTCACAAGCGCATTGATCAATCGAAATTCTTTATGAATTTCAGTTCCCTGCTTAAAATACTTTTGAACGAGATGACGAGCAATTGTCTCACGATCATTATTATTTTCAATCATAGCTCTTGAAATGCTTCTAACAAGAAACTCGTAGAGCAGTCCAGAATTTCTCTTCTTATTATGCTTCGCCATCTGTAAAATCCTCTCCTTCAGTAATCAGGGTTGACTTTATTCTATTATTACCTATGTCATTTTCCAGGTTTTTTAAGGTTTTCTTCAATGTTGCAGTTAGATTGTTTTGATATCTTTCCTGCTCCTGCAACCTTAAATCAGAGCCTTTAACTATTTCTCGATCAAAAACTCTATTGTTTGTGTATCTCTCTTGCCTAGGAGTTGTGTATCCTACAGAGTCTGGAGGCCGAACAGGATCTACTCTACCGTCGCCACCTCTTGAAGCTCTTGGTTTAGTAACTTTCTTAACTTTAGAGCTAGCCTTGACGGGGATTTTGGACTTTGGTTTAGATTCCCCTTTTTGAGATTCAATGGAAGGAAATGCGGGAACATCCAAAATCAATCTTTCGTCACCTGGAGAATCACCGCTTACCTCAAGCCCACCTTCACCTTCAACTTCCTCTTCTTCGCCACCAACAATTTCTTCTTCACCTTCTGGTGCAGGTGCGCCTTCAGGTTGCTGCAAAGTAATAGATTCAATTTCAAGATCTCTTAGCTTGTCCTCATCTTTTTCTTTTTCAATCACGTCAATCTGTTCTGAAGTTAGACCAAGAATATGCTTTCGAACATAGTCACGAGAAAGTACTCCTTCAGGAGCTTGAGACGCGATCTCAAACTTAGATCTAAAAAGTTCAAGTTTTTGCTGTTGAGCTATCGTTGATGGATTTGAGAGTCTAAGCTCAAAATCGATAAGATCTTCATCAGAAAATCCGTTTGCAAACAAGTGAATGGCTGCAATCTTGTTAAGTTCTGAGATGATTACTTTTTGAATCTTTGTAATAGTTCTTGAAAACCTAATGTCTTCTTGAGCCAAAGTTGCTTTTGAACTAAGGGATTCATCGTACCCTAGATAAGCTTTCGGTACTTTAAGAGCTGAAAAAAGCTTTTTCTGGATGTATTCAACATCTTCGATAGCTGTTGTATTTTGCCCACCTGGCAAGGTGTTAATAGAAGTACCATCCTGCTGGCCTCTAACAGGCAAGAAATAGTCTTCATCAACTGAAAGCGGGTTGTATCTCATGTCAACACGCCCAGTGGTCTTATCAACCACCTGGCTTGATCTCAGAGCAGATTTAGCCTGCTGCATGTAGTTTTCAACCTCTTCAGGAGGAACGTTACCCACATCAATCTTGAAAACTCGACGCTCAGGAGATCGAATAACGCGGTAAACCAACATTGCATCTTCAATCATAATCAACTGGCGCCAAATTCTTCGAGCAGGCTCAATAACAGAAGATCCGTATGGGAGGAAAGCATCATTACCAAGCAGTCGGAAGTGACCGATTTGCCAGTTTTCAAGAATCTTATTACCTTGAGTTACCCATCTAAATCGGGTTGCAAGAGGATCTTCGGGATCAAATCCTTCTTCTCTCTCAATTTCATTGACAGGAACTGGGAATCCGCTCAAGACACCGTATTCAGGACTAATATCCAAGAACAAGAAGAAATCACCGTACTTACAAAGATTTCTAACCCAGGGGTTTAAGTTGAAGTCAATATTAAGATTGTCATAAAAGAGTTCTTCAAGAATCTTTCTAATTTTTTCATTCTCTGAGTAGATGTGCAAACTCTTGCCTCGCTCATCTTGAGCGACTGTTTCGTCAGAGTAGATATCAAGAGCAGAAGCGATCTCAGGTGTCGCTTCCATTTCCTGGAAATCTGCGTATCGACTCATGCGATCATACATGCCATACGCGCTAATTGCGTTTGCGTATACATGACTTTGAGATCTTTGAAACTGCTGGATTGCAGTTCCAGTCGTGGGCTCTCGGTAAGCCTTGATCTTTCTCTTGACAATTGGACCAGATCTAAAAAGTCGGGTTAGTCTGTTAAAGAAACTTGTTTCGTCTGCCATCGAAGCTCCTACATTTGGGTAGAGAGCACTTTTTGAATTAGCGCTGTCAATAACTATTCACAACATACAGTATTTATCAGCAGCAGTAAATAATTCAGTCTAATAGCCAGCCATAGCCTTTTTTCTTATCAAAGGCTTTGTTGCCCCTCTCCCACTGCTCTTGTTTAATAGGTGCGAAAGGATTTTGAGGCATTCTATGAGCAGGGCTGTGAACAATGTCATCTTTCGATCTACTGGAAACTGACATTCCTGCAAGCATTGCTTTGCTCAGATCAGCATCCACTTGCCCTCCGCTCATCATTCCATCATACAGCCAGACCCCAATTGCCAAACTCATTACAAGATCATCATTGTGTCCTTTTAGTGCCTGTGCTTTCTGACCTTTCCATACGAAAGACTTTAGTTCCTCGTAAAGTCTTGAGGAATAGATCTTAAGTGACTTATTTCTGATGCTTTCTTCAAGCTTGGAAAGGATCTGGAGTCTTGATTGCCCTTGTGTGCTAAATCCACCTACCTGGTCATTTCTTTCAGGTGAGTAATTTCCAAGATAAACTGCTTTGTTTTTCGCATAATAAACATTTGGATACTTAAGCTCTTTTAGCTTCATGACTGTCGTATAGCCAAAAGTATTATTTTCAGGAGAGAGAAGTGCATTATTGTATCTTCTTCCCAGATGGTCTAGCATTTCACCGAATCTATCAGGTGGGATTTTACCCCTATACTCAGCGCAGACCTCTCCTGCTTCAACGTCAATGACGTGACATGTTGAATAATCCTTCGAGTCACCTCGAGCAACATCTGCAGATATAATGTACTTGTGTCCTGTTTTAGGATATTCCCAAATCCATAGATTTCTATCTTCATGCTCTCTACCTACAGGATCTCTTACGGCTTCACGAATCCAGTCAAGATTATCACCTGTAAGAAACGTCTCTCCTGATGCAACAAAGTCACACAAAAGCTCTTGCGCGATTTGTCGCTTGGACATGTTTCGGGTTTCTTTTTTAAACCACTCATCACCTCGCTCAGGGTGAACATCCCAAGGTAAGTTTATGGGATTGAATTCATTCTCACCTTGAACAGCATCTGTGTATAGCTTATAGTATTGTCCGCCGACCCCATTTGGAGTTGATAGAACAATGGCTCGTCCACCTGTTGATAGTGTAGGATACAGGCCCATCCATAACGTATCGAAGTTTTTAACAAATGCGGCCTCATCAACTATTAAAAGAGAAAGAGCTTCTGAGCGACCTGCATCATCTGACGTCGGAATGGCTTTAATCACAGATCCATGACTAAACTCGATTGTCTGTTTATTATCAGCTATGACTTCGGGCAAAACTAGCCACTTAGGTAAAGATCGAAGCATCGTCTTTACTTTTCTAATGAAGTTCATTGCCACGTTTAATTTAGTTGCAATGACAAGAATATTCTTATCTCTTTGAAATATACCCATCCAAAGTGCGTAAGATGCAGATAAAGTTGATAAGCCTAGCTGCCTAGACTTTAAGATAATATTAAATCTATTGTTTTCAAAGTCAGCGACACAAGTTTCCTGAAACGGATACGTCTCAAATGGTATTAAGCCTCTGGTTGGGTGCTGGATTTTCACATACTTCTGCATGAAGTACACAGGATCCTTGCCGCAACGGATGATCTCTTTTACTTGTTTTTGCTTGTTGGTGACAGCCATTTTAGGCCTCTATAGTAAAGATTGAATTCCTTCTATAGTACACTGTTCTGTTTGGATTGAAAATATTGTAGTTAACAAGCTCAACACTGTCATTTGTAGAATCTTCTTTAAGGCTCAAAGTTTTACCTGTTGCATCCTTAAATTCCTTCTTGAGTGCATCAACATAATCCTTAGTCAGCTTAAGAGATTCCTCTTTGACTCTTTTTGCACCAGGATGATTTGCATCAAGCATTTGTCTTTCGTGACCGTGAAGATTAACGACCGTTGTAAACTTTACAACAAGGCGATCCTCGCCAGTCTCTCCGGAAATGTGTGATTTAATGGATCTTCCGGCAGGAACCTGGTACTTCTTTTCACCCGTAGAAGAGTATCCAAAAGAAGTATCAATCAATTGCCCTAGAACGTTTACATCTTCAAAAGAAAGCATAGTAATCTCCGCATAAGCTCACATATAAATATATCAAATCAGTCAAACCTTAAAGGTGTTATCATTTTCCTTCTAAATGTTTTTTCTTCTTCGATTTCTTCAGCTGAGGGTCGCCAGCCTTTTTTCCACTTATCTTTGTTTAGGCCTTCTGCCCATTTTACAGCGCAATCAAAACAGCAATTATACTGAGAGTAATACTGCGCGTGTTGATCATTATCGATAAAGTAATCGCATACAGGGCACGACAAAGCCGACGCCTCTAGGTTCTCGTCTTGGATTAAAACAAAGCCTTCTTCGAACTCAGTAATTTTTTTAGACATATTCTACGTGCGAGTCCTTTCCTTTGCTTGATATCTCCAAAGTATTGTCAACAATATCCTTTACCGAGTCCACATGAGTAATGACCAAGATATTTCTAAACCACTTTTTAAGAGAGACCAACAAGCTATTACAGGCTGCAACCTGGGCTTCATCCAGAGAGCCAAAACCTTCGTCGATAATCAGCATATCAGTCTTGGGAAGAGAAGAAACATTTAGCAATGCAACTCGAATAGCAAGAGAAGAAATCATCTTCTCCATGCCTGATGCCAATTCGATTATTCTTCTACTATCTCCGTAATCAAGATAGATTTCTGCAGAATTTGAATCGGGATCTGTTTCAAGATTAACAGTAAAATCAACAACTCCATTCAATATCTTTTCAATCTCAGAGTTAATTGCAGGAAGCTGTGATTTAATTATTTGTGTGGGCAATCCTTTTTTAGACCAAGCCTTCATTAAGAAGTCATAAATTTTCCAAACCCGCTTGAGTTTAGAATACTCATCTCTTTCGCTTTGAAGCTTTTTAATCTGGCTGTCTATGTTACCTTTTAACTCTGCAAGAGAAATTCTTCTGGCATCTTTCTGTTGAATCTCAGATAACATTTCCTTTAGATTCTCGTTGAGGTTTTTTGCAACCTCTGAAACATCTGCAGACGAAGACCTCATCCGCATGTTCTCTAAAGCCTTGATCGATTTTTCAAGATTTTCAGATAAGTCTCTAAAATCTCTTTCTAGAACTTCTTTCTCACTCTGCTTTCTTGTTAGATTTACGTTAAAAGCTGAGAGCCTTGACATCAACTGCTCATACTTTTGAATCTTTTCACTCAAGCCTTCTTCATCAAGCTTTTTAAAAGATCTCTTCATTGCGAGCAAGTCTTTTGAAAAATTAGTAACTATATCTTGCTGTTCAACAATGAGCTTCTTATTTTTGTGTGATTCTTTGATAAACTTACATGTTGGAAAAGAATCTCCGCAAGGAACGTCATCAAGAAGCTTAACTGATTTCTTTTGAGTTTTTAGGACTTGCTTTGCAGAATCATGTTGATGCTCTAAGGAAGTAAGTTGCTTTTCGAGATCATTATAGATTTCTTGTCGTTCTCTGATCTCTTCGATTGGGAATCTCGTTTTTACCTCTTCGATCTTATCAATTTTCTTTTGAATGTCAGCAATCTTATTGCTACATGACTCAAGTCGAATCTGGACTTCGTCTGTCTTCTCAGATAGTTTATCTACTTCTTCTTGTTTTTCATTAATTTCTGATTCAGACACAAGATCAGTTTCAGAGAAATTAGATAGCTCAAGCTGTACTTTTTGTGCTTCTTCTCTTAGACCTACTAATTCATTTTCTAGTAAGACCATTTCTTCGTCATGCTCTTTTTTCTTTTTTCTCAGCATGAAGATGGCTGCATTCCAGTCTCTCTCTGGATAAGTAGAAAGTTTGCCTTTGATCTCAGTAGAATCATTTTTTACGAGGCTAGACATCTTATCAAAGATATCAAGATCCAAGAATTTAGATAGAACATATTTTCTATGAGAAGATCCTTGGCTGATGAACGCATTCATATTGCCTTGGGTGGCAAGAGATGTCAATAAAAAGTCGTCGGAAGTTCCGAACATTTTTCTTATTACTTTCTCAGTCTGAGTTCTTTGCTCACCATTTAGATCTTGAATTATATTGCCTGCTTCATCGACCTTTTGAAAATTCAAGGTTGTTACAGCAGACTGTTTTCCTTTTTTATCTTCATATCTAACAGACTGCCTCTCAATCAAATGATCGTGACCGCCGATTTTAGCGATCATCTTGGTGTTGCAATGACCTTTTCTGGAGTTAATCACGTGCAGGTTCTTGATTGAGCCGCGATCTGTGCCATTGAATAGATTATAAACTATAGTCCCAACAATAGAAGACTTACCTGCTCTGTTTCTACCTAGAATACCTGTAATTCCATTTAGCTTAGTAAAGTCAATCTTGTTATTTTTTCCATACGAAAATGTGTTATCAAACTCAAGAGATTTAATTGACCACTTTGTATGCCTGGCTACATCTTCGTTCTGCGTTGCAAGCGTAATATATCGATTTACTAGCTTTTCGATGTCTTCCCACTCATCATCGTTAAACTTGCCATCGAAAACATAGTCTTTCAAAATTTTAACTTGAACTTTTGGATCTCTGAGATCTTCTTTTACAAGGTTGTTGTTTGCATCAATTACGTTTGTCTCATCAGGATCTTGATCAAACTTCCATACTAATTCTTTAGGCTGCCTCTGCGCCTTTAATTCATTGTGAAATTGCTTGATTTCAATCTGCGGGATTGTTTCAGTTGTTCTAATTCTAAATCGACATCCTGACTTGTGCTTCTTAGCTTCTTTAATAGTTGATGGAACGCTACCTTGCCAATCGATTGTGACAAACGGGTGCGGATTAGAAAGCCTGTGAAAAGTGACGTCAAAGTCATCCTTGTCTCTGATATCCCAAATCAAAAAGCCTTTATTGGGATCTTCGCCATAATTTTGCTGGATTGTGGATCCGGGGTAAGCAGCTGTCTTTTTCTCATTTAAGAACTGGAATTTGTGAATATCCCCGAGCATAACAAACTCGTAGTCATCAAAGAAGCTAAGTTTTATCTCACCGTCAAGTTCCCAATTCTGATCTGTGGTCGAGCCTACAACGCAGCCGTGGTAGCAAGCGATGTTAATTTCATCTTCCACAGGCTTTACATTTTTCCAACCCTTTTCATCAAAGCAAGAAAAAACGCTCCAGTTAAAACCTTTTATTCCAGTTGGATAAGTTCCAGACTTCTTATAGAGATGAACCCTAGGATTGTTAAGAGCATTTACAACAGGAGTAATTGCATCTTGTCTTTGAGAATTAACCATATTGCCATCATGATTGCCTAGGATCACATGTGTTGGGGCGACTTCTGCTAGGGAAGTAAACCACCAGCTCATTTCATCAATAACTTCAGGAGAGATTCCCTGGGTCTTAGTATGATAAATGTCACCTGCGACATATATTAAATCAACATTAAGTTCTTTTACCTTCTGGCAAAACTCTTCGAATACTTTTCGGTATTCATCATGGCGTGACAAACTACGATAGTGAACGTCACCAATATGTGCGATTCTAATACTCATAAAATTTCCTGCTAAATTATACTGCCTGTGGCTAAATTGGATATTTTGAATTTTAAATTATCAAAAGGCATCCAAGCAGATGCAGCAGCTTTCCTTTCTAAGAATTGCTTTTTAGACATTTCTCCAACGTCTTCAAATCCATCTGTTTTTAAAATTCTAACTTGGATATCAAACTCATGCAATCTTTTTGCAAGTGACATTGTTTTGTTTTTCATATCCGCATCGAGAGCCAAGACAACGGGTGTCTTATTCTCAACAATTTTATTAAATAGCAAAGCATCTCTTGCAAGCCCTGACCCGAGCAAGCAAGTTGCGTTATCATTACACTTCATTAGATCAAATGGACCTTCGACCAAAGTGAGCTCTTCGTTCCAGTCAATGTTTATTTCATTAAACACAATAAGCTTTTTGTCAACGGCAGAATTTAGATATCTCGGAAATCTATCTCCGTCAATATCTCTTCCAGTGTAAAAATTAAGATTTCCCTCGGCATCAAAAGAAGGAATTATAGCTCTTCTTCTATCTCCACCGACTGTTGTTGCTCCGATTTTATAATACCATAGATCTCGAACAGTAAGCCCTCTGGATAAAACATACTTCAAAACGCTCTTTATGTCTGGGTCATCATCTGTTAAAGAAGTAGCCAAAAGCCTAAATTTCTCAGGAAGTCTTAGCTTTTCACTTTCTACCTCAAGCTCTTCAGCGGCCATCTCTCCGTTATAAAAATTTGAAACGTATTTTTGTAGATCGCTGGGGTCGGCATACTTCTTGAGAATAGGAACTAAGTTTTTAGATTTTAATCCGCATACAAAACAGTGACATAGATCATTGTCAAGTCTGATTACAAACTTTTTCTTATTTCCTTTACCGCAGCTTGGACACTTTACATGAAAGTTAATACCGTCATTCATAAGACGGCCGCTTCCAAAAACTCCCTTTAAGAAGGTGACCTTCTCGTGGGTGGTAGTCAAATTACTCACAAAAATATTATAAACAATCTAGTTTGAGTTTACAATTTTTATCCCAGCGGTGGCAATCAAATAAGCATCTGCCATGTCTTCACACGCTTTAAGTCTTACCTCTGTTCCTTTTCTAGGGCCAGATTTAAGAATTTTTGTAGGCCAATTAAAATCTACTTGAGTTTCAGCCCACTCTTGAACTTTCTCTTTAGCATTCTCTCCGCGCTTAACTGAAAGCCCGACAGCTTTTCGCGCTGTGTTTACATTAAAGTATTCAGGCTCAGCCCCTGTTTGCTCCCTAGCAATAAAGGAAGCAACACCATTGAATTTAGTTAGTGTCGATAAAGTTTTCGCAGAAGACATTCCGCTTCTAAAGCGCTGCAGACTTTCTTCAATAAAGATTCTTTGTATGGGACCATTTAAGCCCATTATAATTTTTTTCATTTCCTCGCGAAATAAGTCAACTTTATCCCAATATGAATTACACTTTGATAAATCAACATAATTTAGCTGCTGAAGTTTACCAGAATGATGCAGAATTGCAATTCCAGTACAAGATGTGGAAATATCAAGCCCTAGAACGTACATTAAAAATCCAGTTTACTCCTGAACATCACGCGATCGTCTGTACGCTTGATGATAGGTTGTGCAAATTTCGTTTTCATTATAACGTTTAAATTGTCATCGTGAAAATTAATTCCTGTAATTGCGACAAATTCAGGATTGCTTTCATTTGCGTTAAGCGAAGCTGACGCAGGAACATACGAAGGATTCGAAGATGAATTAAGCGTTGCTGCTGGTGCAATAACATGGACCTTCATTACATGAACTTCTCTTTGTCCTTTAAAAGAGATCTCAAATTCTTTTTTACCGAACAAAGGAATGTTAGGAGATTTAACAACAACAATTCCTTCATCATAAAAAACATTTCCTACAGAGTTCCATGTTGCATGAGGTGAATTAGAGTCTGCACGATATAGATTTCCGTATCCATCATCTTTAAGCGTAACTCCAATTTGCCCACCAGATCCAGTAAGCATTGAATCGCTTAGCTTTAAAGTTCCTGGATAAATCTTCTCTCCATAGAAAAGCTTGCCAATATCAAATATTGAGACCTCGTTTGAAGAGTTATCAAGAGTTCTTCCATATAAAAACGGTATTACATAAGACTCACCCTTAGGAATTTCTGGTGTTGCGAAACCGGGATCTTCCTGCTTAAGGTTTGTAATTGTTGTAATTGTGCTATATGCAACTTCTTCAGGAAATGTTGGAAACGACTGGGAAGGTATTAGTTCACGCAGCTTAATCATACTAAGATCAACATAGTCTAAATCATTAGTATAGTGATAAAATAAAGAACCTGATTTGACAGGTATTCTAGGAATGCTTCCTGTTTCAACAATTGAAAAGTTTGGAGCGTAATTCCCGTCATCGCAAGGCATTATGAATAAGTTTCGATACCTAATTTCAGGAACAGCAAACAAAGCATCATTTGCGTCACCTCCTGCCGGCAACCCGATAGGCTTCGACCCTGTAAGGGACATGTGACGCGGAAAATTAAGCGTTGTTAAGTCTCTAGTAAAGTTCTCAATGTTAAGATCATGACCGCCAACACGAAAAGATAGTTGTGTGTTAAACGGGTTTTCAGTTGCGTTAAATTCTGCTTCTGTAAGTGTTTTTAAAACGCTTCTTGTCGGAGACTGCTTTGTAAAGAAAGGTGGAACATGAAGCAAAAGCCCTACCTCTTGTCTTTCACCTGACCCTTGTATCGAGCTTGTATAGATCTGCTCAGTCTCTCTATAAGAGTTGTATATCTTTAAGTCGTGAACTTCTGCGCAAAGAGGAGATGTGAAGTCAAAAAAGTCAGGTACAAGATCTGTAACCCCAGGATCCATATTCACAATCCCGAAATTATTAGCTGCCGTTTCAGAGAAAAATCTTGATTGAGCATTAGAACCCTGGTTTGTGCCCTCATAATAATTGCCTACAACAAGAACAGCAGGATTATGGCTTGGTCCCACATATGGGCTAGGGGCGATAGAGGATGAAGGTAGAACAAAAGATCCTGCTTCTTTGTTGTCAATTACAAACGATCCAGAAAAAGCATCTCTATCTGCTTGCCATCTCACTGCAACGTGGTGCCAATTATTCTCATCAAGAACATTGTCATCAGAGAGAAAAATTAAATCGTTTGGATAGCCAGATTGGACTGCTTCAGAAGGAGATACATCTGCGCTGTGACTTAACTGGAGTTGAATTCGAAACTTATTTGCATTTCCTCTTTCGTCTTTTGACGACCCCGATATTATCGAAAGTGCATATGATGAACTTAGATGCAAAAGAGTTCCGGCATTGTAGCCAGAATCATTGTCCACGAAAAGATTTTTTGGTTTGATATGAAAATCAAAAGTAAATGCATCAGCGACAACATAAGACCCGGATATTCTATCGTCTCTAGCTATTGAAGCAGAATTAGGGTATAGCAAACAAGCCTGCGTTGGAACTTGAGAGGCAGTAAAAAAATTGAGAGAGTGATAATTTGTGTAAGAGTAATGTGAAGAAGGAAATTTTACTCTATTTTCAGGATACAAATTATCGACAATATATCTTTTCTTTTCAAAGGTCTGATCTGAATCGACAGATCTTGTAAGAAGAAGAATAGATGATGTTGTCTGATTTATGATTGGTGATGGGGGTAGTTGATTTATAAAGCTTAATAGCTTCTCCATCACACCGTAATAGTCTCGATTAAGCAGGGGATCCGCAATATCATTCTGAATTTGAATTCTCGTATCCCTAAACATTCTCTCGAGAGCAGCATCGTTAAAAGCCTGCGGCCTTTCACGCTGATTGGGGAATTCAATTACTTCTTTTAGTGTGTCTGATCTTCTAGGATAGACAAATACAGATCCTGTCACTCCTGACGAGCTTGACGAAAATGTTTTCGATGGTGCGGCTTGGATCGACGTATTTTCGAAATTATCTCTATCGATTTTAAAAATTGTCATGGCTTATATCTCAAAAGACACTCGAAATTACGTAATTATTAGCTCCTTGTTCAGGACAGATTAGAAGTCCAATCGAACTCGGAATGTAATATCCTTCTCAGGATTTTTCTCAACAGGGCGACTTAGTTTAGCAACAGCAAGGAGATTTCCTTGTGCATCGTGCAATCCAACCTTAGTGATAAATGAGAACGACTTCTGAGAACCGTCTTGCCTTGCAGCAGCATCAATAACGTTAATATTACCATCAGCATCCAAGTAAGTTGGATTTGACGAGTAGTTGAATTCATCAGCATTTGCACGACAGAAGTAAAGAGTCGAATTTATGTTTGTCAAGTTCTGGAAAGTCATTGCTGTCAAAGTTCCTGACTGGAATCTTGCTGATGCTAGGTGATCAACAATATTGTCGACTGACGCAGAAACCATAAAGTCGGGAATGAATTTTGCATCAGCGTTTCCAGTAGTAGCGTCACCAATAATGGTTTTTCCAGCTGCAGCATCACGGTGTGCGTTACTTGACATAGCATCAATCACTCCAGAAACATGCTGCGCACCTGAAAGGACTTTTTCAAGATCGAAGACTGCGACACCTCGATCATAAAACATCAGACCGACTGTTTCATCGGTATTTGAAGAATCTACAATGTTTCCAACAGTTCCACCGGCGTTTGAAACCTTGAGTGTAGAAGCAGATCCTGCATCAGTATAAATCGCTGAGCCTGATGTTGATGTCTGATTTAAGTTTGGACCTTCATCACCGACATGCCCTGCAAGAGGTGCTCGAGAAGCGGACTGGAAGAACTTCATGGCGAAAGTTTCTTTCTTAATTCCGTCTCTGTGGAAAAGGCGCTTAAACGTGAGGAACATCACGTTATTCATTCTGTTAGTAGATGTTGAGAGGCTTGTGTCTGGATCGTTATTTGCAAAAGGAGCGAAGAAAGCTCTGTCTCTATCGCCGAGAAGAGTTTGAGCAAACTCGTGGTAGATATCAACCTTCTCTCTCATCATCAAGCTTGTCGATGGGAATAAAAGCTTTCCTGTAGATTCTATACCCGTTGAAGATCCAGCAACAGTTGAACTTCCAGAGAAGATACCAACTGTCATATCAAACATTGGGTTGGAGGTTTGCAAAGAAAAGTCTTGGTCATAAACTGTCTGAAAAAGTGAAGAAGTAACACCGGGTCCAACACCGCCTGTCACAAATACTTGATATTTTCTTCTAGTCAAAGAACCAGATATGTCCTCTTGAACGACATCAATTAGCTGTGTCAAAAAAGACTGTGCTGTTTGAATATCACTGTTACTGAATGCCTTTAAGGTTGCCATCTACTTGCCTCTTAATTCTTGTTTAGAGTCACCTGGACGTCTTTGAGCAATCCTGATTGTCTGCCCTGGACTCTTACGACTGTGTTAATAGTTGTCTTATCTGACGTTGCTCCAAAAGTTGTAAAGTCTGCTGTTGTCAAAACTTTATTTTGGATATTCACCTGAAATGCAGGAGTGTCACTATTTGGATTGTTGACTGCAACGTTATAGTATTCAACGTTTCCATCTCGTGCAAAAGGTGTTGCATTAGCGATTGTAAGGAATTTACTATTCAAAGAAACAACGAGCACAGTATCTCTAATTTCAACCGGAATTGTTTGTCCAGCAGCGCCTTGTTGTTTTACAGTAAAGAATCCGCTTGCATCTGCTCGAGAAACGGTATTTGTAAGCGAAACTGTCTGTGAACTTAAAGAGTACGTTGAAAGCGCTGTGAGACCATCGTTAGAAAGTGAAACAAGTAAGTTTCTTCTCTCGATTGGAGAATTTGTCAGCGCCTCAAGCACTGGTGTGTTCTTCTCAATCTTTTCTCTACCGACAGTTCTTCCATATTTTTGTATGACGTTATAATCAACTTCATCATCACCAAAAGAAAACTGTACAATTCGAAATGTACCGTTGTTGGCAGCAAGTCTCTTTCTACCTTCGTTGGTAAGAACCGCGTCTAAAATAATGTTGTTTGTATCATTAGCGAGAAATCCCATTCTTCACTCCTAAATTTAATTTTGCTGTGTTCTACCGTCTTTTACTACTATATCCACAATCTTTGATTGCTGTAAATCCGTATTTAAAATCTGCAATTTGAACCTCGATGACGGGGCATCTTCTCCATCTCCAGAAAAAGGCAAGAAATGAAGATCTTGAGTTCTTTGCGGATCATCTGGATCTCTAGCTAACACCTTTAAATATTCCGGATCCAAATAAAGTTTAACTCTTGAATGAAAGGAATCCTTAGCTGTTTGCTGCAACACGCTGTTGTCAATATAGTAATTTGGGTATTGCACAGGGCAACCGCGCTTTGTTCCACGAATGGAAACTAGATCTGTTATAAGGCTATTTGTGAATCTGTCAAACCTTGCATGAATCTGCTCGCAATAGCCTGATGCGTTTCCGTGGGCATCAACAGATCTAAGTGTATAAATGTATGACTGATCTCGATCGAACTTCTCGTCATAATAGAAGGTGACGGGGTTTTTATACACTCTTCGATTATGCGCACTCACGAACTCAGGTGTATCGTACTTGATAATTGAGTCATCAAAATCAATCTCAACTTGAAGCTCAAAAGGCTCGTAAATGGATCTTCTTCTGAGTACTTGAAATCTTTTTATGTCGTTCTGCTTATTTCGTGGAAATGACCACATGAGCAGAGGAGCTCTCTTTTGAAAGTCATAGTTTACAACAAAGTCCGCAGGTGGCTCAGGAGGAACAACTTCATGTGTAGAAACAAAAGCTGTCTCAGAAGGCTTTGAAGAGACAAGGAAAATAGCATTAGAATTCTGGTCGCCATTCCTTGTAGGAACAGACATTAAGTAGATTGCACGAGCTGAGTATGTATACCCGGTTCCATAAGCTATGTCATAGTCAAATTTTACAGCGTTAAATAAACCATCTCGAGGAATGTTTACCAAGACGCTTTTCTTTTTAATGACATTACCGTCACCAAGATCTTGAAATTTATCTACCATATAACCTAGAATATCAAGTGTAATATCGTTTATTCCAGGTAATGCAACCTCTTGTTCACCAAGGGCATCGATAAGCGTAAAGTACATTGCATCATTGCCAAATGTCTCATTGGCTAAAGCGTCATCTTCCTCATCAGATGCTTCCTGCTTAAGTGCAGTCATTTCTTCAGAGTAGATGCTTACACCTTCATTTGAAATAGAGCGGACAAGACTTCCTACGAACTTACTATTGACACGTGAGTTTAATCCTAGGCTCTTGATATCATCAAAAACGTTTGTTACAATTTCTTGTCTTTCGTTCTCGTCAATAAATGCTTCATTTAACTGTTCACTCTGGTTTAAAGATCCCAAAAGAAAGTCATCATTTACGTTGTCAAGATCTCTTCTTAAAACACGTCCAAAATCGTTTTGACTTCTAATTCTTCTAAGGTCAAAGTCTAGTCTTTCCTGATTTAGATCTTCTTGTACTTCTTCATTCGCCTGTATAATTCTTCGATCAAAGGTTTTTTGAACAAGCGTAAAAAGCTTTGAGTCTATATTTGTGTCTTGGAATACAACATCGGTAAACCGAGACGTTGGTATTAATTGAAGATCATTGGAGGCTTTCTCAAGTGCCTGCTGAAAAACTTCGGTCCTCTCAAGAAACAAAGCTCTAAAAGCATCTGAGACTTGCCTCGGAAGATTTCCAAATAACTGTTGACGAACTTGACTATTGACAGGGTCATCAAAAGTTAAGGCCACAAATCTTGGTCGACTGGACGGATCAGGATTTGCTAAAAACTCATTTGTATTTGCGACTTCATCAACATCATCAATAGACTCATCTTTTGTAAAAAAGTTATATCCAAAAGATGCACGAAGCCTACTCGGTTTTGGAAGATCAAAAATATAAGCGCTATTTGATTTTCTTGATGTTGTCATTAGATTACTTCCACATAAAACTGATTGAACTGCGGTACTTCCATAAGATTAGTAATTTGAGACAGTACGACAGGTTCAATATTTGGCTGAATAAGCCCTGCTTCAATCAACCTATTTTTAAAAGCTGGATCTATATCATCTATTTCAAAGCTATCTGGATCAATAAACATGCAGAAAACTCTCTCAAATAGTTTTGGCTCGATCATTCTCTGGCGCGTGGTTGTCGGCCCAAACAATAGACTGTCTGGACTAATCATTTTTGTAAATCTAATTATGTCTTCAGTTAGTTTTACATTTACGTCATCTGAGAGACCATTATTTGTAATTAAAACTGATTCGACGATTGGAATCGTAGGCTGATTTCCTTGGAGTCTATTTAGAAGCTCACGTGTAGCCCTGCTTCCTGCAAGATAATCATCAACATTTGCACCACCACTAATTGCTCCTACATATTCATTTACTAGCTCTAAAAATCTAGATATCTCTTCAGGTGCGAGAAGTATCTGCTCTTTTTCTCGATCAATTAGAAATGTCTCTTCGTATATTTTTAAACCAGTCATTGCCCTAAGGTATGACTTAGCTATGTGATCAAAAGCGTGATTTGTAAAGATTGATTTATCTTGAGATGTGCCGATAAAAGGAAATGTAACATCATTAAAAGCAGCAACCTTGTCATCAAATCTTCTTAAAATGAAGCTCCCTTGTATGAGAGAAGAGAAATCAACAAATCTTCTGTCATCTATGATTCTTGGGCTTTCTGTAGTGTTGCCGTCATTATCAAGCTGTGTCACTCTTATGTCTTGACCTACATTAACAGCAGGGCTTAACCCTTTGAAGAAAAGCCTAAGATCAAAATCAAATTCTTTTGGCTTGAATGTAATTCTAAACTGTTCGTTTCCGTCTCTTTCACGACCAGGAGGTGACTCACCAAATCTAAGCATTGTATTATTTAATAAAATATCATGCCGGTGGACTTTTACTCTAACTTTTGTTCTTCGATGAGATGGGTTATTTGAAAGAAGATTATAATCTAGGACAGATCTACTAAAACCATCTGGAATTCCTACAGCCAAAATCTTTAGGTTATCTCCAAAGCCCTCTCTGAACATCTCATCTGTGCGTCCAAAAGATAAAATCGCATTTTCCGCATCTTTAGACTGTAAAAACGGATCAAATAGTTGATTGTTTTGCAAGCGCGAAGTCACTTCTTCATACTTGTTTCTTGCTAAAGCCTGTTGAGATGGATCAACAATTGAAACCAATTTTCCTTTTTGCTGCTGTATTAATCTACCTGAAGGTGAATCCGATCGAAGTGCACCAATAAAATCTGATGTGTTGTCTGAGGTAAATCTCACAATGCTTCTCATAAGATCAACACCATCGATCAACAGCTTTCGATCAGCTCTTAAATCACTTAGAACTTGAGAAATAAATGCCTTGTTTGTTTCGGAAAAATTATCAATTGCAGCATCACCTTCATTTCTAAGGGAAATTAGGTCTTCGTTGAATTTTTCTAGCTGTTGGCGATCTTTTGTTTTGATCCAAACATATCTGCCATAATAATCTTCCTGGTTTAGTCGGTCTCTACGAGAAGGATGAGTAGCCTCGTTAAAAGTAACAGTAGTTAAAACACGAGAAATGATTGAAAAGCACTGCAATACAAATGATCCGATCACACTAGTGTCTACTTTTGAATACTTCATGTGGTTTCTTTGGGTGGCATTGTCAAATTCGAAATATTCGCTTCTCTGTCTAGCAGCGGCATCAATATCGTCTAGTATATTGACAATGTCTTTAAATATTGAATCTCGACGACCGGCTGTTACAGCACGTAAAAGACTTGTCATAATGGTGTTGCCTTTTATTTTTGCCTGATTATTGCTTCCTTCTGGGACATGTAGAGTATTTGAGTCTCGAACGTTCCAGTAACCATCGTCTCCTGCATGATATCTTACGAGTTCCTGGTCGTCTTCCTCAGTTGCAGCAAGTGCAGAAAGCATATTATTAAATCTTCCATAATAGACACCGCTGAATCTTCCATCTATATTGGTGTATCTACTAGGATCAATATACCGTTCTCCGCGAGGTTGAAAAAATCCATCATAGTGTTCAAATCTTGTCGTTAAATAGTTAGCTATTTGGCGTTCGATATCGTCTTTAAGTTTTACGTTTGGACTTTCGATGGGGTCGACTTCGGCTAGCAAAGGAACAATATTGGGACCGGGTCTAAGGACTGTATTCGCATAGTACCCATTATTTCCACCGATCTTGCAAAGTAAGAGATTTACTAAATCGATCATTGGAATAATAGTTCTTGTCCGGGCAGAGTCACCATTGTCCGCATTCGTCTCAGGAAACTTGCCTTCAGTATCAAGATTTTTCGTACACTCACTTAGCAATGCAAGATCTAAAAAGTCACCGTCGTTATAGCCTTCAGGAGAAAGAACAGGATTTAGACGGGTCAAACAAGAAGAAAACGACTCGAGGATTCTTTTAAAGATGGATTCAGGATCTAAGTCTGGATTATTTAGTGATAATAGTGTATCGATAGCTTGAGATATATCGTTCAGGCCTCCAACATTTCCTACTGTATCTTCAAGCGCGTTGAAATCAAACTGCTCCCCTTCACCAGTATTTAGAATCGAATCAACAAGAGTTTCTTTTAGATTTAGTATCTGCACATCTCTCGGTGTTTCAGATAAGTTAGGATCGAACAGAGGTGTTGGACGAGTTCCTTGGTTGGTCTCAGGAGGATCTGCTTTTGTTGCCTTAGCTATATTGATATTATCAAAAGATAGGTTTCTAGGATATTCCAATATATTTGTTTCGCTTCTTCCTGTTGGAAAACCTGATAGTATAGACTGTGATGGATTCCCTGCGAATCCTAGCCCTTCATACTCAGGACTGTTCATTCCAGAAGATATTGACACATCTCTTAAAGCAGTTGACAATAACATTGAGATCGCTTTTGGGTCATCTCCAAGAATGGTTCCTAGCTCTTCATCTGTTGAATAAAACCCTAGGCTGTTACCGATTACAGAAACATCACCTGTTCTATTTAATTGCCAATTAGAAAGTCCTAAACGACCTGAGTGATATGCTCTTACAAAATCTGGATCATCCAGCACAAGCTCAGGAAAGAAAACTTTTCCAAATCCCTGGTTTCTACCTAGACGTGTCGGACTAAACCTAAACGAAAAAGGTGATGCATCAATCCCGGGTCTTGTCGATACAACTCTTGAGATATAGCTAGGCCCACCTTCAATTAGAAGACCCTGAATATCTCTCATAATATAGTACAAGAGTTTTGTATTGCTGCTTCTATCAATCAAATCAGATGTAAAACCATGATTTTGAGACATGATTTCTGTAAAGCTTGGTGCTTCAGTGATTGTGCTGTTGACTAAGCTTGGATTATTTCTTGTGTTCCGCTGGTCTCTAATGTTTTGCATAACAGCTTGGATTTCATCTTCTCTTGCACGCAAATCAAAAGAGTTTAAAAACCCATAAAAAGTATCATGAATTGCACGATATAAGATGAAGTCATTTTGAGCGGCTTTCATCTCATCGACCATTTCAGCTTTTAGCTGCTCAACGATCTTGGCAGTTGCGCTGTTTGGATCTTTTGATAGATCTTCAAGAAGAGCATAGAGCTGTTGGATTCTAATTCGTCGAGCGTTAACTTGAACATCAAATAGCTTTCCACCCCTAGACGTAACTGGTGGATTTGAGTTATTAAACATGGGCAGATAGTCAAAAACAGTGACTATCTCAGGTGTTCTGACTGAAACACCTCTTTCATGTGCTGGGTGATCTACACCGTCAATATCAAGAGGAGTGCCGCTGGCAGGCTCAGGAGGAGCATCGACAATCTGGTCTCCAGCTTCTTCTTCAGCGCGACGTCTTTCTTCTAAAACCCTGGGGTCTATCTGTGCGTCTCTTCCCTCTTCGGGAGGTGGTCGCCTTGCCATTTACAGTCTCCAGCCTCCAAGACCATTAATAGATGATAGAGCATCGTTAACTTGTGTTGTTATTCTTCTTGGTCTTTCTTCAACAACAGCATCAAAACTTTTTTGATTTTGCAAAGATCTTTCTGCAGAAATTGCCTTATTGTTTTTTTGCTGTTTTAAATTTTCATCATCAAATTTCTTTTGAACTTTTGTCTTAAATCCTTGCGGCTCTTTTGTACCGTTTTTTGTCACAACTTTACTCGAAATATTTGCCTTGATAATCTTTGAAGATATAGGTGGTACAGGTGGATCGATCACACCTAAATTTGCCCTTATGTTCTCGAAGGGAGATTTTGAAATCTGGGGCTGATCAGGCGTAGGAATCGGAGATGAAGGATTTACAACATTTAAATTAGTATTGAGAATCCCCTGCTGCGGTGAGAATTTAGGATTAGATGATTTTTGATTTTGCACAAGAACATTGCTTTGTTGATTTGATTGAACTTGTAACTGCTCACCTCTGAGGGCGGGAGCAACGTTGGCCTGAATCTGATTCTTAGGCGTTGGAGCTACTTTTTCAGCGGGAGACTGGGACTGTTGAGCCTTTCTAATTGGGACCCTATTCACATATACGGGTGGGTTTCCAAACTTAAACTGCTTCATACAAGAACCTCACGAGAAATGTTTATCGATTGAGAAGTCTGTCCCTGGCTCATATTTCCATCAAAAAACACTGGGATAATTCTGTAAAATCTTAATACTTTCACTGTGTCATTAACAGCATCAAGAACTGTAGAACCAAAAGTAACTATTCTATTATCATCAATATCTTTGGACGTAAATGATTCGATAATATCTTCAGATTGAAAATTCTTCCTAGCATCATTGGGAATTCGTGGTTGAGTACTCACTCTTTCAGCGATCTTTTTATTTTTTGAGTCATAAAATTCATCTACGATCTCTAGGTTAAACTCACTGATGTTTGTTGTTCCTCGTAAAGACCAATTGAATATTGTTGAAGGAGCAGGCGTTTTTAGAATCTCAGGAATTATAGAAAGCTGTCGAGAAGAATTTGCCAGTTGGATTGTCTCAGTTTCTGAGGGTATGAAAACTCTTTCGGAGACTTCTCCTAACTCAAACTCAGAAAGCGATGTAAAGAAGTCAAGAAGCCTTTTTGGGTTAGTGTTTTCATTTTTAACCAAACCTAATTCAAAAAACTTACCAGATTTTGTTGGGGGAAGTGTACCTCTTCTCAAAGCCAGTGGGTGTAAATTTTTGGCAGGAAAAGAAATGTAAGAGTTATTGTTGTCAACCACCGGAATTGTAGTCTCAAGAATTTGCTCAATGTCTCTCAGCAAAGTAATAACAATGTATCTGTATAAGTTTTCACCCTGGGCAGAATCATCATTAAACCTAACAGACTTTAAAGTTGTAACTTTATCACCCGTATCATTATTGACAAAACCTGCAAAATTATTATCTGACGATAAAAAGATATTCTCTTCACCTGTTGACAAGTTTAGCCTTACGACTTTATACGCAATTGAATTTTGAAGACTGCTTCTATTAGCATCAACATCTTTGTCAAAATTTGTCTTGAGACCACGATCCTGCAAGTCTCTGATAACTGAATCGATTGTACCTTCCGGAATTTGTGTGCGTATATCAATGGAGATAATGCTTCCACCTTGCTTTACAACTGAAGCTGACGTTTGCAATCCTGATACCTTTACGGTTCTCAGATCCAAGTAGGTTGTGATCGTAGTGTCAAACGAAGTAATAGAAGAACCTGCCATTGACACAATCTCACACGCATATTCATACGTCATCTCACTGACGACTGTATTATCCAAAAATGATGCTATTGCTTCAGCTTCACCGCCAAATATTCCATTTGCTCTAGGACTATCAAGTCTTGAAAATGATAATTCTCCATCGGTTACGTTTCTTCGAACAATGTTCACATAGTGATCTTTTGGAATGTCGTGAACTTGTACTAAAATTCCGCCTTCGGAAACATGGGAAACGATGTCAACTTTATCTTTTGTTTCTTGCGGGAGACCGACACCAATCAAATTCTGATCTGAAAATCCAAACTTTTTTGAATTCTTTGGAAATGCCAAAACTTCTAAATCTTGGCCAGTTAAAACTGACGTGTGTTGGATCGGGTCTGTTGTTGTGTCAAAGAATCGATTACCTGGCGCTCCTTCAAAACCGAACGGTACAGCTCTATACTCGTAAGCTAGAAATGCGTCCAGAGATCCGGGCTCTTGATTCTTAAGGTCTTCAAAAGTGTCACCTGTGTCAATAAACTGGTATACAATATCTTCGCCGATCTTCGATCCTAACTGGTCGTTAAAGTTTATTTCTCTAACAATTTTTCTGGGATCGTTTGACCCTGCAAGCTTTCGTGTTATCTTCACCCCTTGAATATTTGTTCGAGGTGGTTTAATAACTGTAATCAGAAAAGAGTTAAAAGAAGATGGTGCAGCACTTATCTTAACAACATCGTTAGGAATGAAGTACCTATTCTTGTCCCCGATATAATCGAGCTTCTTTTGAATGCTTAGCCCAGGAATATTAGCGCCTTTGCTTGAGACTGCTGAGACAATTAGCATCACGTTGCCAGATCCTGCATCAAGCTCTTTCTTTCTAACTGTGAAGTAAACCATCATCTCTTGCAAGAGACCGTTTTGGTCGATCACTTGACTAGCATTTATTGATTCTCTTGCTACGCGTACATTGTTAACGTAGATCTTAATATCAAAACTATTGATCTTAGCGTAGTCCGTATTGGTCTGCGTGATTCTAAACTGGGTCGTATTAAGACCGAATTTAATCTGGTAGTCTACAACATCTCCGTCAATCGAATCATGTCTCACATTAATGATATTTGACACAGATATGTTGTCAAAAGTGTATAGCTCAGACTTGGCAGGAATAGCCTGGTCAATATCGTATATTACGCTTTTTCCAACGATAAATGACATTACTCAACCACCATCGTAAATAAGTTAACAAAAGTTTGTGATCCGTTCTGATCCGTCGGATAATTCTTTCCGATGAAGTAGACTCTCTTAACAGGACGGTCGGGATCATCAGTCACAAACTCACCGAAATCAACTACTGAAAGTCGGGAGAGAAAGTTCTGATTCACATCGAGGACTTGCATAACAATATTGTTCGCTCTTGATGTGTTGATGAAGTTGATATCTTCAACCGGTAAATATCTCAGCTCTCTGGTCAACTCATCAAAAGTTGTGATTGGAGCTTGTTGATTATTCGGGTATTGGAACATCAAAGAACCTTGAGGGTCGCCAGGGGTAGGACTATTTCTAGGAGGCAAGTATTGAAAGTTTGCCAAGTGAGAAAGTCGCCGATCTTGGTAGTGACTCTCAGCTTGCTCAACTCTTATCGGATTTTGAGTAGAGACAATACGATCAACATTTCCGTCATTTATCTCGAAATCAATTCGATCTCTATCGATGGTGAACTCAAGATCTTCGAGGACCTGGTCGATTGTACCGATCGTCTGCAACCTATTGAAGTTCTGGAATCCTTCAGTGATGATGTTAGATATCAGACTATCGAAATTAGACCCAGAAAGTATCGTACGGTTCTCGAGGTTGTTTCCAGAATACCGTGTATATCTACCGTTTAGTAAACTACCGGTTGTGATAGAAGGTAGATCGTACGCACTCACGTTTCCAAAGGGATCTGCTTCCATCGTGATCACATCGGTTGGATGTGCTGCCGGAGCTTCCAGCATTAGTAGTTGCTGCATGTCAAATGTACCTGATGCTAGGTCGGAGCGATAGAATGCCTCACCATCTGAGAAGGTGGCAAAATCAATCTTGAATTCGCCACTAGCTAACTGTCTCCGACCTTCATCGGTTATAACTGTGTCGACAAATCGCTGTTTTTTATTTAGAATTCCGGACATACTGTATCACATTTTACCACGCAGGTACTCAGGAATAAATATTTAGAAATGTCGTTTATTGGGCAAGTTTATCTTTGATGCTAGGTGTAAATTTTTGACCAAAAAGCAAGTTCTTATTTTTTTCAATTTTTTCTGGCGTCCATTCCCACCATTTTAAATTTAAAAGAAAGTCAATATCATCATCAGGAAAACGATTTTTTATGAGCTTTGCTGGATTACCACCTACAATTGAATAGGCAGGAACATCTTTTGCCACAACAGCGTCTGCTGCAATTATAGCCCCATCACCAATTGTTATACCAGACATAATTGTTGCACCGAAACCTATCCAGACATCATTTCCTATAGTTACATTTCCGTTAGATGTAATACTATCTTTTTTAATATCACTATGCAGCCAAGTTGATACTCGATCGTGACGATGATTTCCCCCTAAAAATATTTTACACCCTGCTGAGATCGAACAATACTTTCCGATAGTGAGATTAGATCTCTCGCTTGTATTGTCTAATGACTCCCAAAAAAAGATCATAGAGTTTGAGACTGAAAATGTTCCCGTTATTTTAGTAAAATCACCGACGCTTACTTTTTTTCGACCGAGATCTTGGTTAAGTTTTTTCCAGTCTCTAAGCTCGTAAATAATCATTTAATTAGACTTTCAATTAGGTGGGCATACCCCTTGATATTCTTAGGATTTTTCGAAGAGTAATTCCAGACTGTTTTCTTTGAAATCTCGTCGTATTCTTTTGAACGCGATTCATGAGTTTCAATTGCTTTTTGAAGAGCTTTAGCGCCCTTTTTGATTTCAAAGTCTGGATAATAATACCCAGCATCTTTAATCATAGGAGAATTATGAACAAGAGGTATCCCTAAATGTAACGCCTCTAAGTAAACGTAATTTAATTCACAAAAATGCTGGTGGGAAACTATTAAACCGCAGTGATTAACAAAGATGTCAGAAAACTTTTTTCTCTTCTCAAAAGTTAACTTACCATCTTTAACAATTTCTAAGCGCCCAAAAATATTATTAGCGATTGTTTTTTGTACTAGTTTTTCTCCTCCGAAAACAAAGCAATGATCGATTAAATCAGACTGCTTCTTAAAAACTTCATTACAAATCATCGCAGGTATCGTAGGTGTTTTTAAGATATTGACGCTTGGTTCAAGAATAGCCACATTTTTAATGTCTGAATTTATCTTTCCTGTGTTTTTAATATCGCTTTCTAATAATGTAGGATCCCAGACATATGGGCAAATTTTTACCCTATCTGTCTCAAAAAAAGAAGATATAAAATCTTTGCTATACATAAAATGAGGTGAGATCCACACTTCGTCTCTCTTCCCCTCTATGTCGAAAAACATATCACTAAATACCATTCTTTCTGTTGCAGTAAAATAAAGACTTCCATAACAAATATGAACAATCTTAGTCTCGGGAGAGAACTTTCTAGCATTGTTAAAATCTTTTTTAGAAAGCGCAAATCCTACTTCTAGAATCACATCAAAAGATGGTGCAGATTTAAATGTCTCATTATTTAGAAAAACTACGTTTGTTCCAATCGAATTAAGAATTTTGCTTTCAAATTCAGAATCTTCATTAATTGTCTTGCAAACTAAAACGGATTCAATGCCTGGTATTTTTTCCAATATTCCGTGCAAGGTTAGCAAGTTTTGAAAAAGCCCGTTAGACCATATTTTAGTCAACGTGCTAATCTCACACGTGATTCCTACTTTCACTTGAAAGTTCCTTCAATTAAGTCAATATACCCTTTTATATTTTCAGGATTCTCAGGTGAGTACTTCCAGATGTATTTTTCACCTTTTTTCTTGTATTCATCCAAGTTATTATCATGATTTTCAATAGCGTTACTTAAGGCATTTACTGCGCCTTGAATGTCAAAATCTTCATAATAATACCCAGCGTCTTTAAAATCCTTGCTATTGTGAATTATAGGATAACCTAAATAAAGAGCTTCTAGAGTCAAGTAATTTAAAGAATTGAAGTGATGGTGAGACACGATAATATCCACGTAATTAGATAGACAGTGACATAAGCTACGTCTATCTTCAAAAGATATTTTTCCGCCTTGAGAGATGTTTAGTCCTGAAAACAAGTCTACAACTTGCTTACTTTTTCTGATTGTGTCTGTTCCAAATATCCATGCGGAATCGAAATCTAGATTTTTATTATAAGCTTCTTCGCAGATCATGACAGGAATTAAGCAAGATTTTACGATCTGCAAATTAGGCTCGAAAACACCGATTGATTTCTTGTCACCAGGAGAATACCTAGGATCTTTTTTTGATTTTTTAATCTCGTTCTCAATAAATTTAGTTGACCAAATATAAGGGCAAACCTTAACTACGTCTGTTTTATATTTTGTTTTTAGATACTGGTCGCCAAACTGAAAGTGGGGTGAGATCCATATTTCTTTTATGGAATCATTAGAGGCGGGTACTATTTCTCTTGTGCACCCTTGATTAGTCACTGACTCTAGATCCCACATAAGCTCATTGCCATATTTGACAGAAACTGCATTATCTGTAAGCTGATGTCTGTATTTCTCATTGCCTCCCTGGAAACTGAAACCTATTTCGAGAACTAGGTCAAAACGCTCGCCTGCTCGAGCACTATCCCACACAACTTTCCATTTGATTCCCTTTAAGTTCTTTGAAGTCTTTAGTTTTTCATTTCGGTCAGTTAAAAACCAAACATCATATCCTTGTTTTTCAAGAAGCCTATAAAGAGTTATCGCGTTTTGTCCTAATCCATTTGACCAAAAGTTGAGAAGCTTTTTAGCGGGAAGAGTTATTCCAATCTTTTTCATTTATTTACTCCCGAAAGCGCAATCATAAATATTACCCGCATAAAAAAAGAGGGCCGATCCGAAGATCGACCCTCTCAGGTTTCAAAAGAAACCAGTAATCAATACTAGCCGAAGCTAATATTAGTTACCAAGACCTCTAACCACAACGCGGTGAATACCTTCACCAACTGTTGCAACACCTGGGTTAGAAGCGTTCTCAAGTGTGACACCTGTGATGAGACCGGTGATGGCATCGATTGCAACTGTGTAGTCAACATCTCTCTCACCAACAAGACCGTTGATGATAACCATTTCGGAACCAGCAACGATGTCTTTACCACCTGTGAATACAGCAACCATTGAGATAGCAACTGGACCTGCACCTACTTGATTGTAGTCAGTTCCGTAGTGGAACATCTGTGCTGCGTGTGCTTCAGCCATGTCACCTGCTGCGCGTGCGGATTCTTCTGCTGCGAGACGTGTCTCAAGAGAGCTGTCAGCTGCTGCACGAGCGCCTTCTTCTGCTGCGAGACGTGTCTCAAGGGAAGCTTCAGCTGCGTCAGATGCTGCTTCGTTAGCGTCAACGTCTGCTTGGATAGCTGCCATGACTACGTCGATGGAGCTGTCAGCTGC